CACGATAAAACCCAGCTACCTGTAGCTTGCGTATCTCATTCTTGGTCTTACGCATAATGTGCGTAACACGTTCTGCGCTCTCTATAGTAGACGCACCGTAAGGCACTACTACATCTTCGGCAGGAATATACAGGGCTACCTGTCTGCCTATGTTTGGATCAAAATAAACTTTCTTAAACGCGCTACCAGCCAATCCTAGGCTGTATAGAAGCCGTTCGTGCTCTGGGCGGTACTCCACCATACGCTCGGTCAGTTCGTAGTTCATATCCGCTTTTACACGGGCACTTGCTTCTTCCTTGTCCTTATCCTCTACGCCTATGATCTTAGTACGTACTGGGCCACCGGCTGGAAACGTCTCTGACATAGTTTCAGCTTGGAACCGGATGGCAGCTTCGGCAAGTACTGTAGAGTACACACCACACGCACCTTCCCACGGCTCTGTACGTTCTTCGTACTGAAAGCCCAAAACATCTAAACCCTTAACGTAAGTATCCGCCCAGTCCTTTCGGCTTGTCACGTCAGCTTCTATCAACCCAATGAGTTCATCTGCTAACTCGTTAAGGTCAGACTCTTCTAATTCTTCAGCTATGTTAGAATCAAACTCACCGGACATAGGGTCAGCACCGGGGACAATAGTAATCTCCACACTGCCGTCGTCCAGTGTCACCATGTCTGGGTTGACGATCTCTATCTCAAGGGCAGCGTCCTCGCCTTCCATAAGCTCATCGTCTATGCCCTGTGGGGCTGCGTATAGTCCTTTCTCAATAGCCATAATATGTCTCTAGTAGTAGCCGCTTCCGCGCCTCTTAAAAAATCTTTGTTCTTCTGGCTCATCACTAGGTAGGCGTATAAAACCACCTTGCCTAAAACGCATAAGTGCCATAACCGTGGAGTCAACTAAGTCATCATTACTCATAAACGGGAAACCGGCAATCTCTTCTACCACTTCCTCTGCCCAGCGGGTATCTGGAACCCAGCACAGGCCAGACTGCACAATATCAGATACTGAGTTTAATCGTGCTAATTTGTCACCTGACCCTCTGTGTGGTGTGTATTCTGACACAGGTAGACCCATACGTCTCATTTCTTGATACAACGCTGTACCTGATGACTTCTTCTCTACAATGAACGAATCAGGCTCCCACTCAGCGTATTCCTCCATAGCCATCTCTTTTAGCTCTGGAAACTCCATACGCTTCTTAATACTGTTCAACAGGATGATGTGGTACGCGCCTTCCTCTTCGTTAAGGAACACACCCCACGTAGTCAGCGCCGTATAGTCGGCACGGTTGTGTTTTTCTGCCGCTGAGTCCAGCGACATTATGACGTATTCACAGGGCGGAGGCTGTTCCTTCTCCCATATGTTCCACCAATCACGTTTGACCAGTGCAGCTTCTTCTGCTGTGGGTGTCTGCTGGTACTGAGCGTTCCATTGGAACGTAGGCATAGATGCTTTTGTACGTAGTAACGCATCTAAATCAAAAAACTCAGGCCAGAGAGGTTTTTCAACAATGTCGTCCAATTCTTCATCCACAATCTCTAGTATGGCGGGGAATTCAATGACATCGTACTCATCAGCACGCTCATTATTAACCATATCACGGGTTACACGCCCAGTAAGATCGTCCATATGCCAACGTGTTTGGATTATTGCAACACTTCCACCCGGCATCAGACGAGTACGGGCACCGAACGTGAACCATTCGTACGCTTTCTCAAATACAGCGAAGTTTCCGTTAATAACGTCTTGCTCTGAGTGCGGGTCATCAATTAAAAGTAGGTCAGCACCACGACCAGCCAGTGCAGAGCCAACACCACAGGCATAATACTCGCCACCAGAGTTCGTATTCCATCTACCAGCCGACTTAGAGTCAATTGCAAGGTTAACAGTAGGGAATATACCTTTATATGCGTCTGTAGAAATGAGATTTCGCACCTTACGACCAAAATCTACAGCCAAATCAGTGGTATGCGACACCATCATCACCTTCTTATTAGGATTACGCCCTAAGTACCACGCTGGGAAGAAGATAGAAACGAGTTGAGACTTGCCGTGACGGGGTGGGATGTTAACGCAGATACGGTCTTTGTCCCCAGACTCAATCGCCATGAGCATATCAGCCAAAATACGGTGGTGTTTACCTACTATATAGTCTGGCTGCATAATTTTGCAGAATTCTATAAGATCATCATAGGCAGCTTGGTTCATCTTACGTATTGATAGTTCATCAACGATACGGTTTATCTCAACAACCTCCGTATCATTGAAGTTATCTATGTTATCCAGCATCTGCTGGACTTCTTCCTCTGTAAAATCGGGAACGGCCTCAATCATCGTAGTCGTCAGCGCCTAGTTCTGCATCTATATCAAACGCTTCGCCGTCTAATACTATAGCATCAGCTATGTCGTCCTCTGGGTTTACCAACTTCTCCAGCTTAGAACGTAGTTTGTCACGCAAGTCATCGGTAGATTGGTGCGTAATGGTTACTTCTGACTTCTCCGCGAACAGTCCTACGTCTGAGATCTTACCCAGAAGCTCTAATGCACGCATACGTATACGTGGGTCGGGGTTCTCAGACTCTAATAACAGCTTGTTTGTGACTAGGTGCCGTATCTGCACTGCATTTTCTGCAACAGAATGCCCAAACTCTTGCAGTATGGTGTTCGTAAGTATAAGAGATGCAGGTGTGAGGGTAGAAATCTTCTTGGTGGAGGCTTTCTTAGACGTTTTTTGGGGGTCGTCAGCGTAGGCAACAGCTAATTTAGCGGCTACGTCTTTGTCGTCTTTGTTAGGTTCTACATCTAGCCCATGTTCTTCTAATTCCTGCGCGGTATTACTCGCAGCTTCTGCCCAAATGGTAAGGTCTTCGGGCGGAACTTGGGATGCAATAGATACACCTATCTCAGGTTCTAGCTTTAAAGTCATAAATTGTTTCGCTGGCTATAAGCCGTTGCGCGAAATATACCACAAAAAATTTTTTTGGCTAGGTACTTATATTTTAGGGGTGGGGGGTCTCCTGTGTAGGGAACGGCCTCAAGAAGCAGAGGATTTTGGTTAGAGACAGATTTATTTGAGTATATTAGTAATACTAGGGGAGCACGGTGTCGTCTCAGTACAGCGGCCCATAGGGGCACGGTAGGGTCTGGATTAGTCGTTTTTTGTACGTCCGTACAAGGTTTGCGGGACGCTATCTATTGCAGAATCAGGAAACCGTGGGATATTAAGGACATGGGGAGCAATCAAGCCGACCATACGGGGCAATCATGCCCCACAATAATATTCTTTAGGAGAATATAACCATGACTAAATCAGTCAAAAAAGCCGATACAGGCTCTAACGTATCAAATGAACGTCTTGACCTAATCAATGACGCGGTAAACAAGGTACAGGGTAGCAATGCGGCAATCACGCCACCTGTTACTGAATGGCTAGTTCATCAAGGGCAGTTAGACAGCCTAGAGAATGCCGCTAAAGAAGATGCGGCGATAGGGTTAGGCGAGACGGTTCTCAATCTAGTAGATAGTGGGCAAACGTCAATGGACTGGACAGCACCTGATGTCAAGCAATTTGCCCTAGGTAAAGACGACGCGGCATTCAAGGGGCGCAAGACGTTCTACGATGATGCCAAACGAGATATTGCCTTCGGGTATGTTACCGCGAAAGACTACGGGTTACCCGCTAAGTTCCTAGAACGTGACGGTTTCAATACAGTCTACGGGTGGACTAAAAAGAAGATCGAGAAGGAAGGGTTGCAACCCGCTGTCTATGTCGCACTAGAGACCGCTAAATCTGATGCGAATCAGACTATCCGCAAAATACGCGAACGTATGCGTACTATCGAAAAGGGTGACGATAAGACACCCAAAGTAGAATCTACTAATTTCGAGAAGGATCTCAAAGACTTCCAACGGTTAATCAATAGACTACTGAGTCGTGAGGATCTATCGGCTGAGGAAGTCGAACATAAACTGATTGCCTTAAAGCAGGCGGCAGGAAGCGGAGGATACGGTTTCATCCACGACTTAAAGTTTGACGTAGAGTAACTAACCTAGAGGGAGCGCCCACGGCTCCCTCACCACTAACATCTTAAAGGGAAAACAAAATGATCCGAATATTTTTAGCATACATTCTAGGGGCCGTCGTCACGGCAACATCATACGTCGCATATATGAGCGATGCTTACATTCCGATAGTACTGTCCGGCTTGCTAATCGCTGCATCTACTGGATGG